AAAGATCAAACTTTCAAACACAATATCCACTACCTAATTTGCCGAATCTCAAGCCCATCAGAGATTGGCTTAACTAGTCTCAAAGTACCAGTTTCACAGCTACAGACTGAAGAAATTGACTGGGCAGGCTTTATTGACCTAACTGAAGCCTATTCAAAGATATTAAATTCACAGCGCATAATTTTAGACAGACTTCGCTAAAACTTGTAATTTGTATTTAGTAAAATTCTACTAAACAAATTAAAACAAGAATGAAGTCTATTTTACTAACTTTAGCCCTGTGCGCATTTACGATTGGCGCTCAAGCTCAATCTCTTATCACCATTGCCGAGGCTCGAACTCAACCAGACTCAAGCGCTGTTCGCGTTGTTGGTACCGTATTAAACGGAGCGGATCTCGGAAAAATCAGGTACATCCAAGATGGTAGCGGTTCTGCCATTGCAGTATATAGCCCAGTTGCTCCACTAATTAATCTTGTCCCAGGCGATAGTATTGAAGTTATTGGTGCAAAGGTTACATACCGAAACCTAATTGAGATTGTTAAAACAAATGCAATTCCGTTAACCATTAATCAACTCGGCCAGGCTCTTAATCAAGTCCAACCGGTTCAATATGCCGCTGCTGATATGGCAAGTGTATTCACTGAGCCAAATGAAGGCAAATTAGTTCGCATTAATGGATTGACTGCAATTGTACCAGCCTCAGGTACACCTGCCACAACATTTGCAGCAAATACAAATTACAATCTAAATGGTGACCCAACTTATCAGTTACGGTCAGTTATTGCAGCTGTATCCATAGTAGGCTCCACCATTCCAACCACACAATTTGATGTGATAGGTATCTTAAGCCAATTTTGCGTAAATCCAGCAGTTGGGTGTGCAACTGGCTATCAATTATTGCCTAGAACATCTACTGATATTATTGTAACTCCAACCTCTATAGCAGAGAGTATCTTAAAGCAGATCAAGGTATATCCAAATCCAACTACAGTCGGTTCAATTAGAATCAATAGTGCTGATCCAATTTTTGAGGTCAGTGTGGTCAATTCAATTGGCCAGACAATGGATGCGGTCTATCAAGATGGTCAAGTTAAATTGGGTACAGCTCCAGCTGGCTTATATACTCTCAAATTTAGGACAAGAGATTTGACCTTTGTCAAACAATTTTCGGTACAATAATTAAATAAAATCTGTCAAATGAAAGACCAAACCGCGCAAGAAACAGAAGCTCTAATGGAGCAAGATGTTCAAACCTCAACTGTAGAAGAATCTCAGGACGAGCCAACCAGTACCATGTCAGAATCTGAAATGCTTATCAATAGGCGAACAGGTTATTGGACACTCGGTATTGAACCTGGAGACCTTAAGTGGATTCGTAACCAGTGTAATGCTAAATTCGCATTCACTGGTCCAAATGAAGCATTTATGCTAATGAATTGCTATCTTGGATTTGCTTCCGCTGTTGCACGATATGAGCAGATGGAAAAATCATCCGCTGAAACTGGTCCAATCCAGGTACAAGCCTCTGCTATTGAAGCGTGTGCAATGATTATCAATCGATTTGAAGGAACCGGTATTGATAGTGCACAGCGAATCTTTAGAATTGCAATGGCCCTTAACCAACCTATGATGGAAATGAAAAAGTTGGATGAGCAAATTGCAGGACTAAAGGACCAGGCAAATACTGCTGATAAAGCATAGCTTGCCACAGCCTTCAAAATTAAAGCCGCATTAGCGGCTTTTTTTGTTTAGTAGGTATTTAGCATACTCAACAGGTCTCTTAATAGAGGTTTGTCTAATATCTGGTATGATACGAAACAGGCTTCTACCTGGAATTGAATTAACTTCAATTAAGTAAACTTTACCGCTCTGGTCTATTAGAAAATCTATTCCAATTTCACCAATTGGTCCAAACTTTGAGTCTAAATTTTCAAATACAAATTTTGAATGAGCCCGAATTGATTCCGCAATAGGACCATTTGAGTCCTGGTTGAATAGTGCGCCAAGCACACGACTTAAGGTTTCACGGCTACCGCCTTGATGAAGATTTGCTGCAATATTCTTGGGCGCAGCTAGTCTAACTGCCATTCCAGTTCTTAGGGCAGAACCGTTTGCGCCACGTTGATAAATGACCCGGACATCAAAAACCGAATCATTGTATTTTGGCAGGCTAATACACTCTTGAATTATGTGAAGTCGATTTGAAGTCCGCATTTTTTTACGAACATCGCTAATGGTATTGACCAAATTGGCTTCAGAGCACTGTATTGAATTTCCTTGATATGATAACTCATATCCGGTACCCTCTTTTGTGACCTTGATTATGCCTTTTCCACCTGATCCAAATCTTGGCTTAATAATACAAACTGGCCGCTCTTGTAAAAATGGCAATAGTCCTTTTTTCGAATATCGTTCAGTGTATGGCAGGCCAAGTTCCCCGAGCTGAGCAGGTACAAGGCTTGAGTACATAAGATGTTTGTCTAGTGCAACCTTTCTAAAATCTGGAGAATTGATTGGCGTACAGCCAAGACCTGAGAGAGTTTGGGTATTTGACCTATTTTTAGCCCCAGCCTTTTTACGAAAGCTGCGATCATAGAAGACCTTCGGCAATCCTCTGCGAGATTTAGACCAAGTCCCGTTGGCCTCTAGCATCCAGGCAGTAGTGCCATCTGCATCAAAATCAGTAAATACATATGCATCAATTCCCAAGTTACGGGCCTCAAGTACAAGTTGCTTAAAATAGCTAGTCTGCTCGCCAAACTGTGAATTGGTTCCGGTGTCTCCAAGAATTCCCAGTGCAGTCTCGAGAACCTGATCAGCCGAGTATTCTGCAAACTCAAATATGTACTTCATGATATGGTTATTTATTTCCGAATGTCTAGACCTTAATGGATAAATAACTCTACTTAGCTATTATAAAAAACAGAAAAACAAATAGATGGAAAAATTTAAGTCTTTCAACGAATTCATTAACGAGAACTATCAAGAATCGGCAATTAATGAGGCTCAGGATAAAGTTTGGAAATTCAATAAAACCGACCCGGGTAAGAATGAGGTTGCTAATTTTGAGTTTACCGCTAGAGTTAGAGTTCCCAAAGGATCTTCTGATGAAGAGGTCGGCAATACTGTTGCTAAATACGTCAATGACCAATTGGCACTAGAAGCAGGCCTAGCCGATATACTTAAGAGTGGTATTCCAGTAATGTATACATCAAAGGACAAGTACAGAAATGATATTTTTGGAATTAGGCAGGGCGTATTGAAAGGAGTAATCACAGTTGTGAAAAAGCTTAACTCTTTGAGCCAACCGTTTTATGATGATATCAAGCTTAGCTCGCTAGCTGGATTTAAACCGGCTGGGTCAACGATCGAAATAAAGGTAGGCGATTCAAAAATCTTTGATTCTGAAGCTTTGAAAACCGCAATACTTGATCCGGATGCTCAACCGAACGATCCAAACCGAAAGGCTAAAGAGGCAGAGGCTATTCCAGCACCAACTCCAGAAAAAACGCCTACTGCTACTGAACCGGCTGAGCCGGCTACTCCAACTGGAGACCAGTCTGTTGCCAATCTGGTTAAGGATGCAATTAGCCTGAAATATGGTCAGCAAGCAGATGAAATTGCTTCTCTACAAGCAATCCTCATTGCACTAAGCCCTGAGGCAAAGGCCGCGATTAATGCAAAAGGAGGTCCAATGGGAAGATTCGGAAATGCAACCGCCCAGTCTCTTGCAACAATACTAGGAAAGAGTGCTCCAGTAAAAGATTTTGATGAAGCCCTAGCTAATGAGCTGATTGGTAAACTTGGAAGTATTACGCTTGATCAGGTTGAGAAAATCTTGACTGATTTTAAGAGTAAGACTGGGGAATATGCAGGTAAAGCTGTAGCAAAGACTGCTACTGGCGCAAAGAAAGCAAGCAAGGTTGTTACCACACCAAAGGGTACAAAGCTAACATTCTTGTAAAAAATAAGTTCACATAAATGAATTCACTTAACTATTTCAATTATGCTCAACACCTCGAGCAATTAAAATACCGATCAGTAAACGAGTCAGCCCTAGTCTTAGAGGCAGATGCTAATCCAACTAAAGCCCTTGATCAAGTAAAGAGCGGAGCAAATGGCGGAGCCTTTGCACCACAGTGGAAGCAACTAACTGATGCAGTTGGAACAGCCATTGACTCTGGCACAAAGACTGGCACAGTTATGGTAAAACACGATAATGGGACTGACATGGTATCAATAGCCTGGAGCTCAAATGCCCAAAATCAAGTGACATTATCTGTTGCTGGTGAACAAGCTGCTCCTGCCCAAACCGGCAAGGCTTATCCCGACTCGGATTTGCAACCAGATGTATCAGATCTAGTTAGAATGCTTGATCCGCTTAATCCAGTATATGTTGCTGAGCTAGATAAAATGATTGGAATCATAAAAAAATATACTGGTAAGCTTGGACTTAGAGATGATGACTCAACCTCATGCGATGCACTAGGCCGTCTCATGTTACTTTACAAGCGAGATGAAAATGGAGATACTCTATCTGGCGATATTGATAAGATTGGTACTACTACTTTTAGCCCAGAGGCACAAAAGAAATTGGGTAATCTCAAATCTCTAGTTAAGCCGTACACCGACAAGGAGGACTCATTTGCTTAACCTTCATTATTTCTAAAAGAAAAAGGCCTACTGAAAAGTTGGCCTTTTTTTGTTTATTGAGTATAATACCCCTATGCAAGCAGAACTTAGTAAGCTCAGAGATTTCATTGATGAAATGAAAGCAACCTCCTCGACCAATTTAAAAAAGGAGATTATTCAACGATACGATTCACCATTTTTACGCAAGATATTTGAGTATACGTATTCACCATTTAAACAGTACGGCGTAACATCGGAGAATCTTAAGAAACGTCAGGACCTAAAATTTGACAACTATACAGATCTATTCGCCTTATTGGATGATCTGAATGACAGGCATATCACTGGCCACTCTGCAATTCAAGTTGTTAATGGATTTATTGAAAAAAATCAGGAGTTTGCAGAGATCATCTATGATGTGATTGATCGCAATATTAAAACTCGTGCAACTGCTACTCTAATTAACTCAGTTTTACCTGGCACAGTTCCAGGTTTTGAGGTTGCTCTAGCTGAAAAATTTGAGGCTAGTGATAAAAAGATTGATTTTGAAGAACAATCCTGGTGGGCCAGCCGTAAGCTTGATGGAGTTCGTTGCCTTGCAATTGCAGATGAAGCTGGAGAGATCCGATTCTTTTCTCGACAGGGTAAGGAGTTCCATACTCTATCCAAATTAGCAGCTGAGCTTAAGAAGCTTGGGCTAAGGTCAAAGGTATTAGACGGCGAGGTCTGTGTCATGAAGGAGGATGGACTAGAGGATTTCCAAGGAATTCTAAAGGAAATTGGTAAAAAGGATCATATCGTCGAGGCGCCAATCTACTACGTATTCGATTTAGTAGACCTATCAGAGTTTAGTGCTGGAGCCAGTGAAATCAGTCTCTCAGCACGGCTTATTATGCTTAATGCTTATTTTGTTGACCTTGAACTTGTGCACGCAAAGCCGCTAACTCAAATTAGAGTAGAGAGCCGCGAGCACTTTGAAGTGCTGGTCGCTGATGCATCAGCAATGGGATACGAAGGAATCATGATTCGCAAGGATGTTGGATATGAAGGCAAACGCTCAAAGAACCTACTTAAGGTGAAGAAAATGCATGATGCCGAGTATGTTGTTACCGGTCTTGAGAATGGAACTCATCGCGTAATAGAGGACGGTCATGAAGTTGAAGAGGAAATGTTAAAAGCCGTATTCATTCAACATAAGGGCAATCAGGTAAGAGTTGGATCAGGTTTTAATCTTGAACAGCGTCGCAACTATTATAAAAACCCAAATGACATATTGGGTAAAACAATTACAGTGCAATACTTTGAGCAAACAGTTGACCAGCACGGCCAACACTCCTTGAGATTTCCAGTAATCAAAGCCGTGCACGGAAGTACTAGAGAATATTAATGGAAAAGTTAAGTAAAGGTTTTAAGCGGATAATTTTATGCGGCCATGGAGCCTCAGGTAAAGATCACCTCAGAAAAAGGCTTGAGCACAGAGGTTTTGAGTATGCCCTAAGCTATACAACGCGACCGCCTAGAGAGAATGAGACCTCGGGTCAGGACTATAGATTTGTGTCCGAGGACCAGGCTCAGGCAATGATTAAAAATGGCGAATTCTACGAATGGGTCAGATTCAATGATTGGATTTACGGAACAACTCAAGAACAGTTTTACAGTAAGACCCTTTTCATTATGACCCCTCGAGGCCTTGAGCACTTATTACCTGAGGACAGGGCTGAGAGTCTTATTATTTTTATAGACATACCTGAAGAGATCAGGATAGGTCGTTTGGCTAATCGTGCAATGCCTGGTGATACACTAGAGCGTCGAGTGCAGGCTGACCGTCTAGACTTTGCAAATTTTACAAATTACGATATCAGAATATCAAACGCAGACTTTTAATATGAATAAATTTGAGATGGCCGGCACCATCATTGAGATCTTCCCGGCACAAACCTTTGGTAAGGGCTTTCGCAAACGCGAGTTCGTTCTTGAAGTAGGAGACAAATACCCACAAAAAATTATTTTTCAGCTTGTACAGGAGAAGTGCAATATCATTGATGCCTATTCAGTTGGAGACCAGATCACAGTTGGCTTTAATGTTACCGGGCGAGACTGGACAGATAAGACCGGCACCGTAAAATACTTCAATGCATTGGAGGCATGGAGAATAGTCGGTGAGGCCAAGTCAAAAACAAATTTTGAAGATGACGATGATTCTTGGATGGAATCAAAACCAAAGGCTGAAAAGCCTAAATCAACTGAGTCGTTTGATTGGAGCGATGACGATCTTCCATTCTAATGAGGGAGATTTTACTGGTCGGTGCATATTGCGATACTGATGTAAAGCTGGCTGCGCTAGAGCGCTTACTTGAACAAGCAAAGACACTTAATTTACCTATTCTAATATTTGGTAGGTACCCATTACCTGAGAGAATCCAAAGACTTTGCGATTACTGGATATTTGACAGGTCAAACCCAATTATTGAAGACCATGTGTTAAGCTATTGGCAACTAGCACACGGTCGTATTATTTCAAGCCTATTTCTAGATTATGGATTTGCTGCCCTAGATCAAATGACAAAGAGTGTAGGGTTTGTAAACAGCCTAGGCTATGATATTGCGTATTGGCTTGTGTATGATGTTGATCTTGAAAAGTTTGCAGAATTTCGGGCAAAGAGTCTTGACCTAATTTCATCAAATGAGGCTCATATAGTAGGCTTTAGCTTTAAGCCATCTAGTCAAGGACCGCCAAGGGGTATTGATACAACAACCTTGGCTCTTAAAGTCAATGAATCAAGCGCTAGGCTAAAGGGCTCTTTAACTGAAAACTTATATCGACGGATTATTAAAACAGATCAAAATCTATTAGCCGAGGACGTTTTAGCTGAGTGCTTGGATATTAGTGAACTTAAGACCTCCATACTAGATCAGTCTTTAAATTTACCAGCTACTCTAACCTCAACTGGAATTAGAAATCATGGCAAGGTTAACGATCAGTTTCCAAAAACCTATCCGCATTTATCCAATTGTTTTGTTGGTCGTCATGAACATACAGGTAAAGCGGTCTGCTTTATTTGGAATATAAAAACTCCCGGTCTAAACCTTGTGCTCGACTTTGGACTGCAGGAAAATTTGATTATATCATGTGAATTTGATCATATTGAATTTGAACTAGCTGAAATACCAACTCGCTGCCGAGTAGTTTCAATAAATGAAGAACCTATTGACGAGACGCTTGATGCAGAGTACCCGGAACAATATTGGGGTGTAAACCTAATTCGTCCAGCCTAAGTATAATAATTACTATGATTTATATTTCAATTGATGTCGAAACAACCGGCCTTGACCCGGAAACCTGTCAAGTTCTCCAGATTGGAGCAGTAATTGAAGATACGCTCAATTTCAAAAAGATAGATGAGCTGCCGACTTTTAATTGCCTAGTAGAGCATCAGCATGTGTCAGGAAGCACATTTGCTCTTAATATGAATCGCGAGATTCTTGCAAAACTTGGAGAGCTAGAGAGAGCTGATCGACATGACCGGTCTGAGATTCGCAAGCGGCACAATATCATACCGGTTAATCTAGTTGCAAAGTCTTTTGCGATGTGGTTGATGGCCAATGGTGTACCCAAAATCGAAAACTCGGATCAAGTGGTAATCACAGTAGCCGGTAAAAACTTTGGAGTCTTTGATAAGCTATTTCTAGAAAAGATTCCAGGCTGGAAGACGGCCATTCAGTTTAAGCAGCGGATGATAGATCCGGCCATCCTGTGCATGGATTGGACTAATGATGCAGGCCCACCCAATTTACAGACCTGCATGAAACGCGCACAGGTTGAAGGTTCGGTAACTCATGATGCTATACAGGATGCAATAGATGTAGTCAGAGTAATTAGAGGAATAACTCGAAACTATGCAGCAGTCGACTTTTAATTAAGGGCCGTTGGGCCCTTTTTTGATAAATAGAAAAAAGTAGACCCTATGAAAAAGAAGAGAATTGCATTCGCTGTATTAGCAGCCATTGCCTTAGCCGCCCTTACTGTGAGCTGTTCGCCATATAAGACTTGTCCAACTTATGACCGCATAGGCATTTAGCCAAGTACTGTTAATCTATGTACAATAGATTCATGAATACATCAAACGTTAGATTTGGTTACTGTTGCATTAACTTATCATTAGCCGATCAAAAGATCACAGCTAATCGCGGCATGATTAAGCGAACATTTGCTGCAAAGGGTCAGCCTTACTGTAGCGAACTAGCCCATCAAAACATCAAGGATATTCTTAAGATCTTGAGATGGAATGTAAAGAATGGAATCTTTGTGTACCGAATGTCAAGCGATGTTTTTCCATGGATGTCAGAGTATGAAATTCAAAAGCTGCCTAATTTTAAGCAGATTTTGGTTGATATGCAAAAGATTGGCGAATATGCTCTTGATAATGGGATTAGATTATCAATGCACCCAGGTCAGTTTGATGTGCTCTGTTCTCCAAGCGAGTCAGTTGTTCGTAAAACAATCAAGGATCTGAATCAGCACAGCGAAATCATGGATCTTATGGGTCTGCCGGTCTCGCATCAGTTTCCAATCAATATTCATCTTGGCGGCACGTATGGAGACAAGGAATCGGCAGCCAAGCGTTTTTGTGAAAACTTTGCCAAGCTAAGTCAAAGCGCTAGGGCCAGGATAGTTATTGAAAATGATGATAAGGGTGCTCAATATTCGGTTACTGATCTGTACAATATGGTGTACATGCGAATTGGTACGCCAATTACTTTTGATTTTCACCATCACAGATTCAATGACGGTGGCCTAACCGAGGAGGCCGCTCTTAAACTTGCAGCTCGTACTTGGAAAGATGTGACACCTCTCACGCATTATTCAAGCTGTAAAAAGACATTCGAGGATCCAACCGTTATTGCTCGATCCCATGCTGACTATGTTTATGAGAGAATAAACGAGTATGGTATGACATTTGATTGTGAGGTTGAGGCAAAGGCAAAGGATTTGGCAGTACTTCAGTATCGAGCACAGCAGTCAACCCGGTTGCTTCTTGAAAACTATCTAGAGTTTGACGATAAGAGATACTTTAAAAAAGACCTAGTAGAAGCTTAATGAATCAGGAAACAGAAGATTGCGGCTGCGGAGATAGCACTCCAAAAACCAAGAATCCAACCGTAATGTCTAGGATTCTAGATAAGGTATTTGTATCTGAAATTGAAAAGGTCGCTCGAATGGAATTGTGTAAAGCATGTGAACACTTTGACTCAACATTTATACAATGCGGAATTTGTGGGTGTTTTCTAGAGGCAAAGACCAGACTTAAGAATTTTCATTGTGCACTTGATCAAATCGGTCAGCAGCCTAAATGGTAATAAATAGTCAAGAAGATAGACGCTTCCTTACACTTATTGTATGAAAAATCAAATGCTTATGGACGGTGATAGTAGAAACTTGGAGAAAAATTTTAATTGGGAATCTAGCGACCCGATGTATGATGATCGCTCTTTTCTTCAACCCGTTCGGGTTCGATATAGTTCAGTATTGGCTAATCCAGGCAACTGGAACACTATGGCGAGCGAATTTCGTTTTGTATTGTATAGCGGGATTGTTTTTTGGACTCTCCATTTACTTACGCTGGCGCTATAAAAAATTGCCATAAATTTCAAAACTTTTTTTGGATATTGGCTATAATATAATACTAGTTCTTTAATAACGTTGGGAAAATCGGAGAGGA